GATACAAAACGATTGTTTTTTTGATATAATATATATAGAATCAATTTTCTATAGTATTGCAATGTCCAGAAGTAATATAGTCCATAATCAACTAATCAAAAGAGGAAACAATGGAACCTGTACAATTAACGATGGAGCAACAATTCAAACTCGCAATAATCAGGCAAAATGTTGACAGCCTAACCTTGGAACAAGCCAAGGAACACATTATCGAATTAGTCATACAGAGTATGATTAAGGATGATTTAATTAAGAATTGGATGAAAGGAAGATGATAATTGTATTTGAAGGCATTGACCGCAGTGGGAAAACCACTCAGATGTCCAGATTGAAAGAATACTTAGAAGCAACAACTAGCTTGGCTGTGTGGAGTACGAGAGAACCTTATGGGGATGAGTGTAGGAATAAGATTAAAACCGTCTCCATGAGTCCCCAGGAACAGCTAGATTTGATTCTTGAGGATCGGCGACGGCACTGCGATGTGATTCGGGAAAAGATGGGAGAATTTGATATTGTTTTATGCGATCGCTTCACCCCCTCCACACTCGCCTATCAAGGTTACGGCCACGGGATTGACCCTAATATCCTTATCAAAGCGAATGAAGCCGTCACGGGGGGACTAACACCCGATATGGTGATTGTTTTCGATCTACCAATTCGGGCGGCTGTGGCGAGATTAGAGAATAGACCCCTTGATGCAATTGAAAGAAATATCTTGTTTTTGGAGAGGGTGAGGTGGGGTTATTTGGACATTGCCAAAAGATACAAATACCACCTTATTAATTCCAATCAGTCATCTGAGTTGGTGTTCAATAAGGTGGTAAATCGGGTGTTGCAGGTTTTGGAAATTGAGAGCTTAGCTGTAGGTTGAGTTGTTTTTGTGTTAATCAGTCAATACAGGCACATTTTCTTGATGCCTGTTTGTTGTCAATAATTAATTGTTCTAAGGTAGTTAAATCGTCAATATCAGACCATCTCCAGTGACGACCCAAACCAACAAATTGATTTTCCTTTTTGTTAAAATTCTCCTCCATAAAACAAGCTGCATCATATAGTTCAGGATGGTTTTGTTTTAGATCCTGAACTTCCTTTATTTTGCGGTTTGGGCAAAAAAAACAACTTGACTTAGGTGGCACTCCTAGGTTAATAGTTTTAATCAAGGCAATACAATTTTCTTGAGTAATCTCCCAATCTATTAAAGGATATTCGTATCTGTAGATATCATCATCATACGGATTCTTTTTGCTATTAAGTAGTCGAGAAACCTCGTTATAATGATATCCTATGAATTTTCTGATTTTTGTCTCACCAATAATATCGGTATAATGATTACCAACATAAAGATTTTGTGGTTCTATTTTCCATGTAATTGAACATTCACCCCTGTTAAATGTCCGAGATGGGAGTGTTTTCAATGTCAAGCATTTCTCATAAAGGCTGGAATATTCAAAATACTGACTGCCATTTGATAGCAAACCCAGATATATAGACAAGAGAAACCATTCGAGGGATTTGTAACTCATCTTCCAGTTTACAATTATTGATTTTCTCGCTCGGGTTGGCTCGGTTTTTTGCTTCCGAACTTTGGTTACTTCTGGAAAGCTATTGGATTTTAACCAATCAGAAAAAGTGTTTACCCAGTCGTAGGTTTCAGGGAGTTCCGCCCCCGTATCCGCAAACAAGATTAAATCGGGTTTAATCCCTTTCAACACCATTGCAATTAACATGGCGGTGCTATTGGTTCCCCCACCATAGGAAACAACGATAGGAGAGTTTGGATCGGGTGCGGGTCTATTCTTTAAAATCCAAATAGGATCTTTAGCTTGAGTATCAACATGATCACCAAATAAATCCAATTGAGTTGTCATATTTCCACTTGCCCTCTGTATCCTTATATTTATAACTCTACTCCAGTTATCCTAAAATATCAACCCTCACTCAACTTTTTTGTAAAGAATTATATCGCCCGTTGTAATCGCCTCCAAAAACTCTGTCCATGCGGGTTCTGCTGATTCCCGTCTCCAATAACGATAACCCATGCCGATGACGAGGGTTTTTAATTTTTCCCTATCTTCTGGCTTGAGCCTAGCCTTAACTTCTTGTCTATATTCCTGGGGCCTCATAAAAAATCCTATGTAACTATTCCCCAGTTATAACAGATTATTCACCATCTGGAAATAAATCTGGCAACGACGGGCGGTGGATCGTGGATCTAAAAAGCCGAATCCCTTACAGAATCCGGCTTTTACCTCTATCGGAGCGACAGGATTTGAACCTGCGACCCCTACCACCCCAATGTATTCTTGATATAGTTAATTCCTTATATCGTGGGGTTTTTGGGAGTTTGGGATCTCAAGTTCCCAATTGTTGATCAATCAAATGCTCCTGATTCCCAATATTGTTTCGCAGCTTCCCACTGTTCAGAAGTAGCAGCGATATGGACTTGATGCCCAATATCTGCAAGTTTGGCTTTGTGATGATTGACCAGAACACCACATAAAGATATCCCATCAACTTGTTTTAATCCCAAACTATTGATCAGAGCATCCATAGTTTCAAGAGTTTTTAATCCGAATCCGTGGGGGTCGTAGGAGGTTTGATTTTCTCCCGTACCGTCCGCCCTCCAATATCGGGCGTGTAGTAGTTTCTCATTCATAAAGTTTCTACTTCCACAACTTGCGCTTTCCATCCCTTACGGGTCAATGCCAGAGCGTCTCTCGCCGCGACTTCGTTGTCTTTGTATGTGATAAATTCGTCATCGGGATGGACGGCTAAAAAGTCCGCACCTACACCTCCAGCATACAAACCTTCTGTGACTTGACCGTTGTAACGATTCCACAGCTTGACTGCAAATTTTAGTGTCATTGTTTTACCCTTGTATCGTTAACTTTTGCGCGGATTTAAGGCGATCCAACATATAAACCTCCTTAATTAGTAAAGCGTCTGTTTTGGCTCTGTTGATTGCAGCAGGCAACGATACCTGCTTTGTCAATCCTCAGAAATCTGAGGATTGATTTTTTAGCTTTCAGAATTTCTTTAAATTCTGATTGATCGAAGTCGCTGTACCAAGGTTGGCAAATCTCAACCAAGGCATATAACTTCTTTAAAACCTGGGTCATATTTTCCCAGGCGATTTTTTCGCAAAAATCGCGATTTTCGATCCAGAACTTGGACGATACCGCGATCGCTACCGCTTTTTTTATTTTGACTTCACCCTCTCCAGGTTCGCCACCCAGAGAAGAATAATATTCAGCGAAATTGCGGCGGAGTTGATCCGCCCACTGAATTTGCTTTTCCGATCCAACAAGAGGAGGGAAAAACCAATCTATTTTTTTCATAACAGGCACAGTTAACTGTATTGGTTTCTCCACAATCTCCACCGCTTTCAAGGATTCCAGCCGACCCTCAAGTTGAGTCAATTCAAAAGCCCACTTCCGAATTAGGCTTCGGACGCGGGCAAACTTGACTATCAAGCTATTTAATTGATCAATCCGTTTTTGGATTTGGTTTTTAGTAGAGATTGTGGAGTTTTTCATATTTTACGCCCGATTTGACGGCGGCGTCCCTGCTTTGTGTTCTATACTAAATATTGTAGCTACAAAATCAAAATATGTCAACCCCTAAATCAAAAAAACTTTTTAACCGCCCAACCGTTGTCAGGGTGAGGGTTTCAGAAGTTGAGAGGGAGAGGATAGAGGCGATCGCATCCTCAAGAAATCTATCCCTCTCGGAATTGATAAGATATTGGATCAATAATAGAGGCTGACGATACAGCTTTCCTTATTCCAGAAAGCAAAATTAGGGAGCAAGCCGAGCTTTCCCTAATCGGTTCTTTTCGTACCATTCCGCAATTTGGGGAACCCAATCCTGAGTATGGGCCCACATCATTTCAGAGAGTTTTTGAATCTCTAACTGGGCATCTTTTTTGAATCTTAAATCGAGAAAATGTAACAGTGAACGCAGGTTACATGACATTACAAAATGCTGACGGAAATCGAACGGGATTAAACCCCTGGCGTGTTCTTCACTCATCCCAGACTCAATGTTTTGTTTATACAAACCACAAGCATCTACACAGTGTTGTAAATGGATTTCTCTTAATTCAGGTGAATAATAATATTTTTTCCCTTGGCGATCGCTGTAATTCCCCACCGGACGGAGGTAAAAAACATCTTCTAAACTTCTCTTGAAGTTGATTACATCAACAATCCTCTGCCCTGAGTAGCGCCCAGATTGAACATCGAAACTAGCTATTCTATGCCGGGTTGCCTGTTGCATCACACTATGGGGGAAATATCCTACACTAAAAACGATGTGGCAGTGCTCTAGCACTCCAAAGTGTCCTCTATCACCTGCTAATAATCTTTTGACTGCTATCTCGCCACACTCTTTTTCTGATGGTGTTTTTTCGATATTTTCAAAAACATAATCTTCACTGTAACATTGGTGCAATGCCAGATAAATCATCTGTTGGGGATTAGCTGTTTTCGATAAAACATCAACCTTGAATCTGTCCATTAGTCTCCTCTTTTGTGCATCTTCAGTCAAGAAATAAGATAATCATTAACTGTCAACAGTGTCAGGGATTTGAGTGGAATAGTTTGATCTTTAAAGCATTTAAAATTAAGTAATCGTAAAGAATTGATCATAATTTTTGTTGTTTGATGTATTTCTATTATTATATAATGATCTACACTTTAAAGCAAGGTGTGGGCTAGTGTCAAAAGAAATAAATCTTTTAACAACACTGCATGAAGCAGACGTTCACCCACGATCAAATTATAATATAGTCAGCTAGTATCAAATTAGTCAAGAAACAATGCAATCGTTATTTCAATCCATAAAATAGGCAATCGTCTATTGCGGGTCAATCTTGACAATAAGTCCAAAGCCTACAGCATCGTTTCAATCCATAAAATAGGCAATTGTCTATTGCGGGCATCAAGAATATCTCTGTTTCAATCCATAAAATAGGCAATCGTCTATTGCGAGCCATTTGTGGTTTTAGAATCGGATTCTAACAGTTTAGTTTCAATCCATAAAATAGGCAATCGTCTATTGCGAGATTCAAGATACCGAGAATGTCTAATTGAGTCGCTATGTTTCAATCCATAAAATAGGCAATCGTCTATTGCGAGATAAGTACCTCAAAATCTAACTATCAAACATCAGGAGTTTCAATCCATAAAATAGGCAATCGTCTATTGCGAGAGCTTAATCCGCAGTTGTTTCAGGCGTTTCTATCGAAATCACCTAAGCTCATTCGATTTATTATAGCATGAGTTTTGGCGGTTTCGGCAACTAAAAAATCGTGAACCCCGTTTTTAAACAAATCATCTGGAATCGTTATGGTGTCTGACTTTTTGGTTTTTTTCTTGGTTGCCTTTTTAGAACAGCTAGGGGTTGCCGAATTTTTATTAATCAGGAATTTATACCAGAAATTATCGGACAATTCCACACCTTGATTGATTGCCATTTGAGCTAAACCTTTTAACTTAATGTTCTGTCCTGAGTTGACATCACGAGCAACGGTATAACCACAATTAGAGCATTTGTGAGTGCGTTGAGATAGCTTTTTCTTCTCTTGATGTCCACACTTCGCACAACATAAAGTAGTTCCCCAATTATCAACCCGAATCACTAATTTTCCGTGTTCCTTTGCTTTGGTTTCTAATAAATCAATAGCTTGACCAATAGCTACATCACTCCCTGTTCTGTTACTTCCTCGTTTGCGTTTTTGACTATTTTTATCGTAGATAACTGTACCATTTTCGGCAACCACTGGATTTCCTTCTGTGTCTAATTTTGCCTTGGCTTTAGCTTTTCGGTAGACGTTGGCGGGTTTGTAATCCTCAACAAAAATCACGTCAAACCAATTGATTAAATTGGTAGAATGCCAGTGATTGAATGATCGGCGGTGACGGGCGATTTTCTCATGAAGTTTAGCAATTTTATTATTGAGTTTCTCCCAATTCTTAGTTTTCCCCTCGTTCATTCGATACTTGCGAGATAATTGTTGCTGCATTTTCCTTAGACGTTTTAGCGATCGCTTTAAAGGTTGTGCAGCCTCAATAGTATGACCATTATCCAATGCCATAACAAACTGATGTCCGGGGTCAATTCCACAACATAACCCTGTCTTCTTGGCTTGTTTGACAGGGACGGACGCAGTTAATTGTATATACCACCCCGACGCTTTTTTGCAAATTTTCATCGGGTTAAAATCGCAACCATACCACCGTTTATCAAATCCAATTACCTCGATATAACCCAATTTTGGAATATTGACCTTACTGTCCTTAACGCCTAGATCCTTAGCGTTGTAATGGATTAAAGTCATCACCTTATCTTTAGCTGTTTTGAAACGTGGGCGGCTGTGGCGACCCGCTAGAAATCCCTCCCAAGCCTTTGATAGTTCATGCGCTACACCTTGAATGAATTTTGCCGGGCAATCGGTGAAATTAACTTTTCGCTCCTCACCTCTAACTAAATAAGTCACAATCCGATCCTTGTGGTGCTGATGTCCAAATACCTTTAGGAACCCGTATAGTACCGACTTTTTAGAATCCAGTGAGTCAATAATAGGGCTATTTTCATCAATGGCAACGGGATGGATTAACCCCCTTTTCTTCTCGACTCGCTCAATCCCCATCTTCCAATCTGGGATCTCAATTCGTACCCATTGCTTGAGCTTGCGGTCGTATCGTTGCAAGGGAGTTGCAGGGACGTTAGACTTTGACAGTTTATCGTAAGGGTTCCACTCGTTAAATTCCTCTATCAGTCCTAATGAGCGATTCCAAACCCACTTACAAACTAGCATCCAATCTTCTAGGGTTCGCTCTTGTTCTGAAGATAGAATGAGTTTAAACTCCTTTGTTCGCACATTTTCGCTAAAATTAGACATACCTATTTAAGAAATTGAAACGTATGTATTGACATTTCCATTATATACAACTATAGTGGAATCACCGACGTTTAGATCGGCAAGCCAAAAGCTGCCCTTGGAGCCGAAAGGATTAACGATTAGGCGATGAAGAGGGAATATTCTCTAACCAGATATGGTTAGCAATTTTAAAAATAGGTAATCAACTTAAAAAGGGGCTCCGGCCCCTTTTTAGTGGACTCCATCTATTTTTGAAACCGAAATAGACTACACTAAAGGGACGTTCAACTTATAGGAATACCCCCGCGACACTCGAAATGTCCGGGGATGAGTCAACCTGTATAAGAGTCAACCTTGACAATCTCAATCTCAACACAAAGGGCTTTCAATCTCTCAAAAGCCACCACTGGATCGGCTTCAAAATCAACTGGACTAGATCCGGTCATCGGAGCGTCAGACACCGCCCCTAATGGCTCAAAAGCACGGGATTTATTATTCCAAAAAAACACCCTGTTAATACGTCGCTCTATTGCTTCCGGTGTTTCGAGAAAACAATAGATAAGTCCTGTGACAATAGCCTGCCTGACATCGGTTCTGAATCGCCTTTTATCGAGTTTAATTGTCCATAATTCAGATAGAAGTTCCTCGTCGGTTTCTACATCATACCAGAGACACTCACAAGAGAATGTGTGGAGGTCGTTGGCATGAATTTTTTGGGCGGGTTGAAATCCTTTTTTAGTTGTCTTCATAAAGATTAATTGATTTTAAGATTGCCAGACCTAACTCTTTCGCCAACAACGGCGGCACGGCATTTCCGATTATTTGTTGACTTAAAGATTTGGATTCTGGGAATTTGTAATCATCGGGAAAAGTTTGCAGCCGTGCCGTCGCTTTTTGACTAATCCGTTTGATTTGACTTCCCTGTACGATGTCCGCCCAATGGGTCGAAACACCCGCCATAGCTCGAATTGTTGGACAAGGCTTGTTTTGTGGAGTCGGTAAAATGTTCTTAATACAGGCTCCCGCACGGGGGATTAATAGGATGGGAGAATGGGAATTACAGTGACCCCCTACGATAGTAAAACTTGGATCGTTTGACTCCCGAACTGTAGCCTGTCTAATGAGTTGTTTACCAATATCAATCAAGGCTTTTTCTGGCAAATAACCCAATTCATTCAATCGCTTAATCTGCCAGTCCGCAAGCTCACAGTCCTGCATTTCTGGGATTAAATCACTAATGGCTTGATACCATCCCTTTTTAGGTTTTGATTCAGGAAAATAAGGGAGGGGTTCTGAATTTTTAACTGCCCACATAATCAACCGTTTCCGGTTTTGCGGAACCCCGTGATCCGCCGCGTCTAAAATTAACCAATGATAGCGATATCCACAATCAATTAGCGATCGCAATATCGCCTCAAAAGTTGGTGATTTTGCATATCCTGGGACGTTTTCGAGAACCACCCATCGAGGGGATAATATGGCAATATAATCACAGCAATAAAGCCCCGCATCTTTATCTTTATGGTCAGGAATATCACCCCGCCGTGCATTGCTGTATTGTTGGCAGGGGGGACTCATCCAAAGTAGATCAACCCGCTCCATGAGATGAGTGCGAATTTCACCAACACAAGAGTTGAATACTTTGGTATTGGGGAAATTTAATCGTGCTACTTCTGCAATTTTAGGATCTCGTTCGATCCCCCAAATGGACTCAAAACCCGCGGCTTCTAACCCCAAATCTGCACCGCCTCCGCCCATGAATAATGTTGCGAATGTTGGCATTAGAAACCCTCCTCAACAACTGTTAAGCCACA